CTCGGCTCAGGCTCCCGCTCGGTGCGACGATCTGGCGTTCGGCCATCCGGCTCTCCGGCTCTGGTCGTTGGTCTCTGCGCCCGCGCGCAATATACCGCAGATTCGCTTGAAACAATAGGGATCAGACCGTGTAGTCGGGCGCCGGCAGTTGCGTCTCCGGGAACCACGCCAGCGCCTCGGCGCTCTCGAGGACCGGAAGCGTATCGCACCGGCAGTTGATGATCTCGCCGGCGCGGTCGCTCGGGTCCTCTCCGGGCGCCGTCGTGCCGTTGCTGAACGCCTCGCCGATCTTGCGCACCTCGCCGTCGATCCTGTGCGTCGGTCGGACTACCGAATCGCCCTGCGAGAGCCACTCGTGCCGCTCGACGCCGAGGTTTCGGTAGGTGTCGTTTCGCGCGGCCGACTGCGCGATGAGCGTCTCGGTCCGGGCGATCGTGCGGGCCCGGGACACCGACGCCCGGCCGTCGAAGGCCACGCGAACGCGGTCCATCATGTCGGCCAGGTTCTCGCCCTCGACGTAGCCCTCGATCAGCGTATCCCGCACGGCCTCGATCACCTCGTCGGAGATCGACACGATCGCCGCGAACCGCCGCTCGTAGTAGTGCTTCACGATCTGCGGCCTGCGCGACGACGCGAAGTCGACGAGATCGGGCTCGAGTACGGCGTAGGTGTCGAGCGTCTCGATCGCCTGCTCGGCCGTCTCGTTGATCGTCTCGGCGGCTGCCGACCGCACGACGCGCCAGAGCGAGCCGGTCTCGATTGCCTCGAGCACCTCGTCGATGATGCTCTGTGTCGGGCGCTTCTCTTCGGCGCGCTTGTAGCCGCGCGCGTCGGGAGCTCCGACGGGCTCGCCTAACTCCTGCGTGAGCTTGTCGAGCGTGCGCAGAGCGTCGCGGCGCCATCGGTTGAAAACGGCCTTTACCGCCTTCTCGAGGTCGCGCTCGCGGCGACGCGCGACGGCCTGCCGGGTCTGCCAGACCATGCGCCGGGCCTCGGGCAGCATCCACTCGCCGTCCGGGCCGCGGTAGTCGGCCTCGAGACGACCGAGCACGGCGATCACGCCTCCCGGCATCGGCTGCGAGCGCAGGCTGCCGGCGCGGAAGTCTCCGACTGCGTGCCGGGTCGACGCCAGCCGGATCGTGCCCTCGGCCTCCTGCGCCTCGCCCATCTCGTAGCCGAGATCGCGAGCCCAGTCGCCAGCGCTTGCCGCGGTCCACTCGTCGGACGCGAAGACCAGCGCCAGGACCGCGAGCCCGGTCCGCTCGTGGAGCAGGTCGCGGCGCAGCGCCCGCATGACGGGCCGGGCCGGCGCCTCGCGTGCGGGCTCCGAGGCAGGAGCGGGCGCCGCCTCCTCGGTCGGCTCCTCCGCGGCCTGCTCGGGCTCGGGCTCCTCTGCCTGCGGCTCCGCGAAGCCTCCGAGGATCGCGTCGGCCTGCTCGTCGGACATCCCGAAGACCACGACCAGCAGGCCATGCGCTGCGGATACTGTCAGTTCGCCCTTGCCGACTCGCGCCGCCACGTCGACGATTGCCGACGCCTGCGCGGGATCGAGCGCGTGCGCTTCTTCCTCCGCAGCGAGGAGCTCCTGCCACGCCTCGAACGGATCGGCCTCCTCTGCGCCGGCGCCGATCACCTGATCGACGGGCACGAGGCTGTTCGAGATGAACGCCACGTCGCCGTGGTCGACCTCCGGCATCCCGAGTCCGAGTCGCTCGTTTACGCTGTTGAGCGTGTAGCCGAGCGCGGTCAGTCCCTGGGCGAGCTTCACCTGCTCGCTCGCGTCGTCGCGCAGAGCCTCTACGCCGGTGAAGTCAAAGCGGGCGTGCTGGGTCATCTGGCGCGGCGTGACGAGCTTATCGGTCAGCGTCTGCGCCAGGTCGACGGCGAGCGGGATCACGTTAGACGTGTAGAGGAGCTTCGACTGGATTTTGAGGCCGGCGTCGGAGAGGCCGCTGCTTTCGTACTCGTTCAAGAACAACAGAGGCACGTTGAACGCTCTCGCGATGTCCGCGAGATTCCAGCGCCTGGCCTCGAGCCACTGCATATCGCGGGCGCTGGTCCCGATGCTTTGGAACTCGAAGTTACTGCCGAGGACGGCGATCGACTCCGCGTGCTCCGCGCCGCCGTATGTCTCGACCCATTGGTCTTTGACCAGACGGGCGTCCTCCTCGTCGAACCGGCCCTCTCCCTTCCAGCGCAGCACGCCGGCAGGCGAGCCGCTGTTTTGGAGCACGGCGCGATTCCAGACGCCGGCGAGGTGATCGCTCTCGATTGCGATCTGCGCGACGCCGAGCGGGCCGATACCCTCGAGCGGGTCGCTCGGGTTCGGCGCGTATTGGAGATGGATCATTCGGTCGGGCGGGACGATCTGCGCGGTGTTGGTCCGGTCGGTCGCCACCTCGTAGCCCGTCAGGCTGTAGAGGTTCCGCTTGTCGCGGCGCGGCGTGATCCGCTGCGGCGGGAACGGAAGGAGCGCACGCGGCACGCCGTGCGAGTTGTCCTGGTCAAGGTAGATGTAGGCGTTACCCTCGAGCAGCAGGTGCGAGACAACCACGCGCAGGAACTGGCCTTGGCGCATGAGTTGGTTCGGGCGCTCGAGGAGTAGGGCGAGCGGCGTCCCTTGCGTCACCTCCTCGCCGTCGTACAGCCGCAGCGGCACGCGCGAGAGCGTCGAGGCGATTACGTTGATCGCCCGGTAGACCGCGATCGATTGCCGGTACGGGTTGCCGAGCTTCGCGTCGCGACCGTAGTCCAGCGAGCGCAGATACGACGCAAGGCGCGTCGCGGAATCCGAGCGCGTGAGTGATTGCGATCCAGTCCGTCGTCGTCCGAGAGCGCGCAAGCGCTCGAGTAGTGTGGCGATGGTAGCCCTCCGGGCTCGGTCTGGACGCTGGACGAACTAGAGGACGATCTCGCTGCCGAGGCTCCTCCGGGTTAATTGTAGCCGATTAGACGCGGCATAGGCTAGCATCACGGCCTCGAGACGGTCGGGCGACTTGCCTCCGCGGCGCGCGATCTGCTCCTTCGACTCGATCTCGACCTTGCCGCTGCCCGAGTACCGATAGCGCAGCGCTGACGCTTGGCTCACGAGCTTGCGGTCGTCCGGCAGGTCGATGCTCTGCGCCTGGAGTCGTCCGCGCAGGTGCCAGAAGAGTTCCGCCTTCCAGTTCGCGTACCGGGACTTGTCGACCGCCGGCCGGCCGACGTTCACCTCGGAGACCCGGTAGCCGGCGTCGCGGATCTGCTGCGCCATGTAGTAGCCGATCCCGATCGAGTCGACGCAGACGAGCGGCTCGCGGTCGCGATAGTGCTCGAGGCACGAGAGCACGTCGCCGCGCGCGTCTCGACCGCTCCATGCGCGCATCTCGACGACGCGCCGGCCGTGACGCACGACAACGACGGTCTCGTCCGCTCCGGGCCCGGCCACGTCGATCCCGACCTGCCATTGGTCCGGGTCCTCGCAATGCGCCGGCGATTCGGCCGGCAGGCTCTCGAGCCAGCGTGCGGTCGCTGCCGGGTCGGCGTGCCGGGCGACCGACGCCTCGAGCCAGCCGAGCGCCAGGAGTGAGTCGTCGGCCTCGCTCGGGAAGTCGCCGAGCACGCGGCTCTGCCACGGCGGCGATCCGACTCCCCACTCGGCCGCGGCCTCGGCTACCCATCCACGCGTCGTGAGGAACGGGTGCGAGTTCTGCTCGAGTTCGTCGGGCGATAGCGCCAGGACGCGCTCCGTCGTCTCCGTGTCGGTAGACCCGCGCACGGCGTCGAAGTTCGGATTATCGAACGCGCTGACCGTATGGCACGACCAGCGCTCGCGATTCGCGGTGAACGCCTCGTAGAACGGACCGGCAGTCTCGGTCGGGTTGCCGATTGCGAGCAGGCGCGCGTCGCCGCCGGCGAGCAGGGAGAACGCGGCCTCCCAGATGTCGCCGCGCACGCCCGGGCCTTCGTCCAGGATCACGAGTAGGTGCTCGGCGTGGTGGCCCTGGAATCGGTCGGCCTCGTCCGTCGAGAGACCGAGCACGAAATGGTCGGGCGCGCTGCGGAGTTCCGTGCCGAGTAGGGTCGAGCCCATCGAGACGGGCATCCGGCCGTGCGCCGTCGCGATCTCCGACCACAGGAGCTTGCTCACCTGCGACCAGGTAGGCGCGGTCGTGATGACGCGCGATCGCGGATACAGGTAGTGGAATGCCAGCGCGATCCGCGCGGCGACGTAGGTCTTGCCGACCGAGTGCGCCGCCTTGACCGCGACGCGCTTGCTGCTCCAGACCGCCTCGACGACCTCGCGCTGCCGGTGCCAGAGCGGAGCGCCGATTACGCGCTCGACGAACCACACAGGATCACGACGGCCGCGTTGCAGGATCTCGCGCACGGCCACCTGCTGCTCGGCTACTGCCTTCTCGGTCGATGGTCTCCAGCCAAGGCCCGGCGTCGCGCGCCGGCCTGGCTTGCTCGGCTTGCCGCGAGCCCTAGCCGTCGAGATCGTCGGACGCCTCCCGCGCCAGCGCAACGAACGAGAGCGCCGCGCCTCCCGGCCCGGTCACCTCCTGGCGCTCGGTCTGCTTGAGCCATTGCTTGCCGAGCCAAATCAGCATCGCCACGTTGCCGCCCTCGGCCGCGAGCCACTGCCGGCGACGGAGCGACATCTGGCCCTCGCTCTTCCCTTGTTCGATGATCGTCGAGTATCGCCGAGTCAGCACATCACGCGAAACGCCGAGAATCGCGGACATCTCCTCTTGCGTGCAATGGATCGCCGCGAGCTTGCGCAAGAGATCCTCGTCGACTTTGACCTTCGGTCTTCCAGCCATGGCGCTAGTGTATCACGGCCCGATTACTTGCCGCATAGCGGACATCGTTCGGGCTCGGGCTTCGGCTCGTCGTCGGTCTCGCTCTTCGTCGGCGCTCCGATGTCGTCGAGCTCCGCGAGTAGATCGGAGACGAGATCTGTCTCGAGCACCTGCACGGTCAGGTCACGCAGAAGGTCGTCGTCCCAGACCGCAAGGTCGCCGAGCGGGTCGAAGGTGCGGAGCGCGACGAGCTCCTGCTCCTCGCTCAGGTCGACGTAGCGCACCGGGATCGTCGCCTCGCCTCGCCGCATGGCGATAGCGACGCGCAGGTGCCCGTCGACCACGCGCCCGGTCCTGCGGTTCACCGTGACTTCGTCGATCCAGCCGACGGCCTCGAGGGCCTTCTCAAGTAGGCGCTGCTGTCCCTGCGGATGGATGCGGGCGTTGGCAGGATTCGCCAGGAGTTGCTCGGGCGATTCCTCGCCGTGCCCGACGATGTTCGAGGTTAGTCGAGTGTCGGCCAACCTGTCGACTCCTCGAGCGGCGCCGCCTCGTCATGGCCTTCGCTTTTCGTCTGTCGGAACGATTCGGCCCACGTTTTGAACGCCTCGGCCTGGGCCGGCGTTAGAAACATCGCGCAGCGGCGACCCATCGAGACCCGCGTCGCCGTAAACTCGTGCTTCTGCCACGCCGCGTAAGCGTCGAAGTATCGAACGCCCGCGTTCCGTACTGCATCGGCAAAGGGTGTCAGGTTCTCCAGCATCCATCACTCCTCGGGTTGGGCGACGCCGATCTCGGCGCGCCGGTCGTATGTCTTGAGAACGGTTCGGATGTTGCCGAACTTCCACGGCTCGCCCGTCCTCGGGTTGTGATCCCGCTTGCGCTCGTTCAAGGCGTTGGCGATTCGCATCGCGCCGAGACCCTTGGAACGGAGGCGAACCATGCGGCGGAGGATGCGCGCCTCGTTCTCGTCGCGCTCTAGGCGCTGGCGAGCTCCGCGGCCCGCTACCTTCTCGAATACGGACATGACGCCCGCACGGTCTCGGGCGCCTTGGAACTCGCACCGCTGGGCTTCCTCGGGCGCCGACTCGTTGCGCTCGGCCTGGTGGGCCTCGGTGGGCTTCGCGCCTCCGGTCAGCTTCCACCCGAACGGAGCGACCCGAGAGCGATTCCGATATTGTTGGCCGAGCTTTGCAGCCGTTCGCGCCGAGGTAGCGCTCCGTCGTTCTCTCGCCGTACCCTCACGCCGCCACTCCTCGAGGACCTCGACCGCGATCGCCTCCGCGGTGGTCTCCCGTTCGAGCGCCGCACGCTGGATCGCGCGCAGTAACTCCGGCTCTATATCCACCCGAATCGGGACCCTCACGCGGCATCCTCCAGCCGGCGCAGGATCCGCCGGTCCTCCTCCGTCAGCGTCGACGTGCGCACCTCGATCAGCCGCCGGACGTACTCGGCCTCCGTCACCTCGCGGCCCTCGATACCCTTGAGCGCCTGGCGGCCGGCGTCGTTGAGCGCGCGGCAGACAAAGCGCCAGCGTCGGCCAGGACGGTAGACCGCGACCCAGCAGGGCAGGGCGCCCGGCCGGTACTGGTCGGCCAGATCGCAGAGGGCGCGGTAGGTCGGATGGCCTGCGCTCCAGGTCGCGCCGGCGCGCTTGTACTCGACCAGCGCGCACGGCCGGCCGTGGTAATACTCGACCAGAACGAAGTCGAGATCGACCGCCGGACAGTTCGCGCCCCAGGTGCGGTGCCGCGCGCTGATCTGGAGATCGCGCCATCCGGTCTGTTCGGCCTGCGCCATCGCTAGTGCAGACGGTTCCGGCCTAGCTTATGAATGCTCAATGCCACTTTGCGACGCCCTCCAACCTCAACCTACACGATCAGCGGCGGTTCGTACTTGTGCCGGTCCGATGGCAATCGAGCACGAAACACGAATGCGCCATTGAGGTCTCGAACCTCCACTAGCTCTCCGGCCTCAATAAATTGCGCGATGACTTTGCGTATGCCGAACATAATTTCGATCTCTGCCACTTCGGGTTCGGATAGGCAGTCGATGCCCAACGATTCCGCCACCTCGCATACTCTTACAAAGAGCATTTGATTAGCGCGGGTTTCCGGTTCATCGATTTTATCTAGAACTACGCGCTCATCTGGCTTCTCGCGGTCTTCTCCTTCGACGCTTTGCCTCGAAAGTAGGTCCTTGATTCTCGCCACGATCTCTGGCCGATAACCGTCGCCAGCTTTTATATGTCGCAAGCGAAACCTCTCGGCATTGTCCCTTCTCGTACTTCGCGTTGGTAACTCCACCACCCGTACACGTTGGGAAGGCAAAGCAGGTGGTCCGGGCGCACGCACGTTTTCTTCCCGCAACCGTCCACGACTCGATAACCGTCGGGGATGTCCGGGTCGAAGCCAGCATCCGCCGGTAGTCTGCTCGTGCGCTCGTCGATTAGCCATGCGTAGCGTTGAGCATCGAGAGCATAGGGCTGTGGCAGTCCATCGAACGCAACTTCTACCATCACGGTCTTGGCGTACCTGTCGCCAGCAGCGCGAACGAGATAGGAGTCCGCGTGGAGATGATGCCCATTTTTGTCCACCACGATCCTCTCGTTCCAGTCACCAACAGGTTTCCGTGGTTGCAGGTCCGAAGGCCGTCGAAGCGGCAGTAGATAGCGCGAGTGCGAACGACCGGGGGCAAAGCCCGCTGCCATCTTCCTGACTATACCCGCCTCGGTAAGGTCATGCAGCAGGACCGAGAATGCTGGCGAGCTACTCCGCCATTCGCTGATTTCCCCTGCCCTAATGGCCCGTATCATCTCTGCGCCCATCCTGTCGTGTAGTTCGCTGCTCGGCAGTTCAAACTCTGCGGATCGCAACCGCATCGCGTGCTCCCAGACCACCTTGAGGGTCATCAAGAGGTCGCCGAGCCACTGCCTGTCGTGGGGAAAGGCATCGCGAAGTCGCAACGCGGCAGTGTCGCGCCAATCGGTCAGTGCTCCAATGAATTCGCGATCGTCATCGAAGGGATGCCCAACGAACATCGCACGGCGCAGGGCGCTATCGCCGGAGCCATACGCAATAGTTTCAATTTCGCGACCTCCGAATAGCGAGCACCATTCGTCCTTGGTCGTTATTCCCTGCGCGCCCATATGCCTATTGTCATTCATGGTCGGTTTCCTATTCGCGCTCCGGCAGCTTCTTGGAGACTCTCCCATCCGCAAGCATCGCGGCCATGTTCGCCACGTCCGCGCATTCGTCGGCGATCTCTTCCTGGTCGCCCGACTCGATTGCGCCAGCGAGCTCCGCGACCTCCTCGAGCAATCGAGTGAACAACCACGCCCGAGAGACCGTCGACCAGTGCGCCTTGCCCCCGTTCGCTCGCATCTTGCGCAGTTGGCGGCGACCGAGGTCATCGATCACTCGGCGGTCCTCGGCCTCCGGTCGCTCCGTCTCTCCGCGCGGATCGCTCACGCCTGCGCTGCCTCCTTCGCCCAATCGAACAGCGACGGACTCGACGCCTGACGTATTGCGCGACCTTCGTCGTTTTCTGCTCGAGAAACTCGAAGTAGTCCATGATCAAAGCCGCATCGGCATGATGACGTGACGCCAATGCTCCGCGCCGTCGACCTGGGCGAGGATCGGCTGATCCTTATTCGCGATGCAGAGCGCGACGGTCTCTCCCGCTGCCGCAGTGAGAAACTCGCCCAGGTATCGGATCGACAAACCGACCTCGATGGGCGCCTTTGCGGAACTCCTGCACAGGTCGATCTCGTCGGTGGCCTCGCCCGCCTCGACGCTCGAGGCTTGCACCGCCAGGCGTTCGCCCACAACGAGGCGCACGCCGTGGTTTTGGGCTGATGCCACAACCCGAATCCTTCGGAGTGCGGCGCTTAGGTCGTCGGCGAGAACGGCGACTTCCGGCCCGGGCTTCGCCGGCAGCACGGCCTCCCATGCCGGAAACTCGGCGTCGACGAG